CTGCCCTATATCACCGCTACGAGTGGCCGCCCCGGGGGAATGCCGGGCCGGGTTCCACAACCAGCAAAGGTCCAATATCCGGACAATTGCCTTTCCTATGCGTAGCACCGTTAGGGTGGTGTCTATTGACACCTTACTGCATGCTCCCTCCCCAAGTTCCCCAGCCGTCCTAGCAGTTAGGACGGTGTCAGAAAGCCCAAGCTGGTGTTGAACCAGTCACCGTTGGCATAAGCTGCCTTAAATAGGGGCGCAAAACCCTATGCGGTAGATTAATCCTTGAGCCTCCTTCCTCCAAGAAAAAGGTCGATTCTGTTCCCAACCAGGTCAGTCTCGTCATCAGGCCCGTTTCCGACCAGCACCTGGTCGAAATGTTCACCGACGGCCCAATGGTCCAGACTGGCAACTAACTGTTGCTCCAGAATCAACTGCTCTTCCACACCGATGCCCCAAGCTTTCTCGAAAGAAACTCGGGAAGCAGCAGTACATCCCCTCAACTTGCTCAACGAGGTGTAAGATCCTAAACCCCATCTCAAGCGCTCCTCTAGAAAATCCGACGGGTCCTTCAAATCGCGGTAGCTTGACAGTTTGCGGAGGGCACCGGCGAAATACGCCTCCAGCAAAGGGATCCCATTAGCTAGTGCAAGTTCGGCTTGACAGACCGCTTTCAACAAAGGACCGGTGAATGCGCGTTGGTTATAATGCCGATAACCAGAGAACGCGTAACTCAACGTTTTGAAAGGGTGCCGAACCATGGTATAACGTTCACCGTCATAACATGGCTTACACTGACCAAAGGTAATTTCCTCGAGTAGGTCGACAGGTTTCTCTACAGTCATCTCATGTCCACACACCTGGGACATAAACGCTGCAAAGCCAGCCCGAAGATCCCCAGCGACTCGTCGCTCAACAAACAGTAAGGCGTTGTCACCATCAGCTAGGTAAGTGGCGCGAAACTGTCCAAGGTGTTCAGAAGCCAGTTGCAGGGTGGCATCAACTGCAGATCCCATGATCAGGGTGTTACCCAGACCAGTGTTGAAATCTCCTGATGCTCTACACCCCTCCCTACTGTACTTGATCCCACCGACAGTCTTGCCCCTCAAACCCAACTGTACCTCCAACAGTTCGTTCAACTTCTTATCGCCCGGGTAGACAGCTTTGTAGACGCTATGCTCAAGCTTCAATTGACGCTTAGAGACATGAGCTTCAAAAGCCTTGCCGTCCACCTCGAAGACCACGCAATCTCCCACAGACCCCATCTTCTCTTCCAGAATCCTCGCCCTCGAGAATCCGTTTAGGCCCTTGCCTACAACGCGCGTTGGCGTGACACCCCCCATACCGAATTTCCAACGCTTCCAGAGTGCATGCTCTATCGGCTTCAGGTATGAGGCTAACACTAAGTTGAATCTTGGCGAACGACACATGATCATTCGAGGCTTACTTCGCTTCTGCAAAGGATTGAACTTTTCAGCCTTTAGGAACGCGGAAAGAACCTTGTCGTACTTGGTTAATTCCGGTTCCACATCCAGTGATTCCAGTGCTTCCTGGTATCGACGTCGCAACCTTCCTGTGTAAGTTGCGACTACCCCCTCTAAGGTCATCCTTTCAATCTGTAACTTCCTAAGAAAAATCCCCAGTTTCTTAAACGGTTTGGCGAAGTTAGGATTGTTAGGCTCCACAGGTGTTGGCCCTAGAGTGCGCATCTTCAGCGCGGCAACCTCGTTGTGCAAACAGTTGGCATGTACACCAGCCGCCCACAACCCATCCACCCCGGGTACCCAGCATCGGTACATCATCCTCTTGCCATCATCACAACCGAATTTTCTGGAAGGGTCTATCACAGGCATGACCAAACGAGCGTCATCACGCAGTGGTAGCTCCTCCGACGAGCCAACACAGACACCCGGGCCAGTGTTAGATACCCCCCATCAA